GGACACAACGCAAAGCCCACAACGGAACTAAAAAACGCCGGGGCATTTAGAAAACACAGGCACGATAACCGGGTGGAAACCATCACAAAACCGCTCGAAACCCTACCCGATGCCCCCGAATACTTCGACAAAAGGCAACGGGAAAAGTGGCTATCTACCTGTAAAAAGATTCAGGACATGAATATCCTAACCGATCCCGATGTGGACCTAATAGAAGTCTACGTCGTGTATTGGTTTTTGTGGCTGGATTCAGCAGGCGAAGTAAGAAAAAAAGGGGTGACGTTTTCGGACGAGGGCCGGATCATAAAAAACCCCGCCGTTGCGATTATGAACGACGCGGCAAAGGTTATCGGCCAATTAGCGGCGCTGTTCGGATTTTCCCCCCGCGCAAGGATGGGCATTAAGGCCGAAAAGAAAATGGACACACAAAAAGCATCAATACTCAGCCTGATTAAAGGCGGCAAGGTAAAAGTTGGATGATAGAAAAAGCGGTCGAATACATACAGGGCGTAAAGTCCGGTAAAATCCTGTCTTGCAATTGGATTAAATTAGCCATAGATAGGCACCTGAACGACCTGAAAAAAAAGAAATGGCATTTTTACTTTGACGAAACGGAGGCCGAACATATTTTAAATATGTTTTCCCTTTTCCGGTATTCCAAAGGCGAAAAGTCCGGCCAGCCCTTTGAAATTATGCCCTGGTTTGCGGCGCTGGTTTATTTGACTTATGGATGGAGGCGCAAAGGCGGGGGCCGAAGATTCAGGAAAGTATATTGCAAAGTACCAAGGGGAAACGCGAAAACGGCAAACCTTGTAAATATTGCTACAATCGGGCTTTTGTTCGATGGCCAGGGAGATAGTGAAGTGTACTGGCTGGCGATGAATAAAGACCAAGCAAAAATCGGCTGGGATAGGCAAAGAGAGATGCTCCGGGGCATGGTCAAAGACTATGAAGAGTTAGGGCAAATACTGGACATACCGGAAGGGAAAACAAGCGCCCGGATAAATTTGCAGCATGGTCTTTCCTGGGTTGGATATATCGGACAGGATTCAAAGGGCAAGGACGGGTTAAGCCCGTACTACATTATTTGCGATGAATATCACGAATGGCCAAATGACGATTTGATGAATAAAATGGAATCGGGCATGGTAAAAGTTGCCGATCCTTTGACCTGGATCATCACAACAGGCGGCTACCTACCCAACGGGCCGAATAGCCAATTTTTGAGAGGGTGCAAAAACATGCTCAAAGGTATTGCCGAAAACGACGAACTTTTGGCGTTCATATACGAAATGGATGAGGGCGATAACTGGGAAGATAGGAAAGTTTGGGAAAAGGTAAACCCCGGCGTAGGCTACTGTCTGACCGTTGACGTATTGGCAACCGAGTACAACAAAATAGCCACTCAAGGGATTACCAAAGAGGTGGATTTTCGGGTTAAAAACCTCAACGAAGAGTACGCCTCACAGGATGGCTGGGTCACAGACAAGCAATGGATGGATTGCGCCGGGCCGATTGACTGGGACGACTTAAGGCAGCGCGATTGCTGGGGCGGCATCGACTTGGCCAGTACAAACGACTTTAGCGCGTTTGTTTTGTTTTTCCCGCCTAAAAAGCCCGGCGATAAATTTGTAGTAGTTCCTTACTTTTGGGTAACGGAAGATGCGATTGTGAAACACAAGAAAGAACGACCATTTTTGAATCAATGGGCTGACGAGGGGCATGTTACCGTTATCCCTGGAAATGTGACCGATTACGATATCATACATGCCGAAATTGTGGCCGCTTGCGCTGATTTGCAATTACAGGCAATAGCATACGACAGGGCGCTATCTTCTTATCTGGCACCCCGACTAATTGAATCAGGCATAAAGATGGAACCTTATACGCAGTCATGGGGGCAAATGGCCCCGCCCGCACAGGCTTTTGAGCGAATGGTGTACGCTGCTAATCCTGAATACCGAAAAGAGGCGGACGCGCAGGATATTTTGCTACATGATGGAAACCCGGTTGCCCGGTGGATGATGGCAAACGTAGCAATGCAGTACGACCGGAACGGGAACCACCTGCCAAGTAAGGGTAAAAGCGTTGATAAGGTGGATTTTATTTTTGCAACCCTTAACGCAATAGGGCAATGGTTGACAGATAGGGCCACGCCGAAACCTACATCGTACCTTTTGGAAGAAGGTACAGAACTTTTAAAATGGTAAAAAATGGAAACGATAAAAAATCAAACAGTTAAAGTTCTCCCTATTGATCGGGACAGGTTAATGCACCAATATGTTGCGACGGTGTATGTTTATGGCATACCGTATCAGTATAGGGGCAATGTATCTGATATTCGTGCCGCTAAAATAGAGGTAGATAGTTTTAAGGTTTTATTTACAAGCGCCCTGGAGTACCGTTTTGAAAAACATTGGGGGGTTGTGATTGCCGACGTTTTTAATAATTTCCATGCGGTCAGATTTTCGCTTTTCAAAAAAAAGCCATACGGAGCGCCCGAATCAAAAGTTTTTAAAAATCACTTAGACGCTTTGACATTTGTCTCATACGAGCAAGATATTGAAATAGATAGAATACAGGTATTCGGTATGGCAATTGATGAATTCCGCAAAATTATCCGCGAAGAAATCGAAGCATCAAAAAAAGACAAATAACTAATGCCAATCTACACATCTAAATTTTTCCCCGAATCAGCCCTTGCGCACCAACTACTCGACGGCCTGCAAGGCATAGAAATTGGCGGTGCAGCGCATAACGCCTTTGGTCTGGACACTATCAACGTAGACCGCGTTGGACACGAGGAGCCAGGCTTTGCCCCCTATGCCAGCGAACAAATCAGGCTTTGCGGCGAAGTAATGCCCGTCGATGTGGTTGCACCCGGAAATAAATTACCTTTTGGCGATAAGTCGGCGGACTTTATAATTTCATCACACGTTATCGAACACTTTTATGATCCAATTGGAGCGATAAAAGAATGGATGCGGGTTGCGCGTGAATATGTTTTTATTATTGCGCCATTGCGTGATGCTTTGGAATCAGACCGGGATAAGCCAATCACCCCGCTACAGGAGTTAATAGACAGGCACGAAGGCATACTGCCAGCGCCGGAAACAGAAACAGACGAACATCATACCCGATGGGAGCCGCAAGGTTTTGCAAATATGCTGATGTGGATTTATATGCAAGAATGGGGCAATGGCTGGGAAACTTGCGCCGCGGAGGTGCCGGACAAAAAAGTGGGTAACGGCCAGTGTTTCGTTTTAAAATACATTGGAAAATGAAAACAGCCGTAACAATGATGTTCCGCGACGAAGCGGATATTTTGGGCAAGTGCCTGGAGCATTGGTACGCGCTTGGTGTGCGGGATTTTTATTTGTGCGACAATGGGAGCGTGGATCGTAGCGCCAATATCGTGCTGGATTTTTACGCCAAGTACATTAAAGACAAAAAGGGGGTAATGCAAATGCGGCTCCTTTTAAACGATGAACCCGCTACCGATTGGCCAGGCCGCCGCGTCATCAACGACCTGAAAAACCGCGCTTTAAAAGACGGTTGCGATTGGATTTTTCCCGCTGATGCCGATGAGTTTTTGATGTTGCCGGAAGGGTACACGATAGGCAGTTTTTTGGAAGAAATAGTAAGCACTTACAAAGATGATTTGCCGGGGTGGCTTGAGTTGCCGTACCGGAATATTTTGCCCGATGGCCGCGAAGAATGGCAAGAGCCACAAAGAAAGTGCTTCGGCTCACTTACGCCGGAAATGACTATCAGCATGGGTAACCACCTGATAGAAGGCATAGAGCCGATGTCCGATTTGGAATACGACCCAAACCTATGGGATGTTTTTTACCGCCATTACTCCCTTCGCTCCTACCCGCAATTCAAACGCAAGATGGAAAACTACATGACCGCCTTTTCTCAAAACGGCTTTTCTGACCACCACCATGCCGAAAGTTTCAGGCGGTGGCAAGTTGAGGGCGAAACCTACCTGCAAAATCTTTGGACTGAGTTAACCGGCTTACCACCATGCGGACAATAGTAATAATTTTCATCTTTTTTATAGCACTTGTTTCTGGCTTTTTAGCCGCGTACAGCAATGATAACGATAATGAAACCAAACCTCCAAAATGGCTATGACCGAATATATAATTCCTGTTTTTATTTGTTCTTGTGCGGTAGCAGTGATGATCGCCGCAGCAGTTTCCATATATAGAGAGTCTAAAAAATGGTGAATATTCTCATCTACGAATACGACGTACTTAACGCGGTAACATGGTGGCGGCTATTCCGGCCCCTTATGACCATGCGCTATCTCTATCCGGGGCAATATAATATTAAGACCACCAGGAAGCCAACTACCGACGATCTTTGGTACACCGACCTGTTTATTTTGTCCAGGCCCAACGATCCTGATACACTCAAATTTGTGCAGTTCCTTCGCAGCGTTCGCCCTGATGCGAAAATCATTATTGATATTGACGACGCTATTACAAACGTGCCGATCAACCACCATCAACACGCCTACCACCAGGCGCGGCAACACATAGCCTACGAAACATGGGCTTTGGCTAATTATTTTTGGGTAAGTACTGAACAGTTATTATACGAATGTGACTGCCTGGGGCGCGGCGAAATTATCCCTAACGCCATTTTGCCGGAAGATTTACCCGATGAGCCAGCACCGGATAAGGGCTTATGGATGTGGCGTGGTAACGGCCTGCAATACGAAGATGTGTATAAGGCTGGTT